ATATCCCGCGGCTTCTAATTCATCCTTAAGGGCTAAAGTATTTTTAAATGAAGCAGCGGTACCATCTAATACAAATGATTCTCTATTAGCTATGGCATTAGGAATAATACTTGTTTTTAATTCTTTAGTTGCTGCTGCCATTGCTTTAGCTGCTTTGCTTCTTTCTTCAGGGGTAGCATTTTTTAAATCTAAAGTTACATTAGCTTTTTTTAACAAATTAATAAAAGCATTGTCAATATTAAAGGTTTTTAAACTCCCTAGATCTATATCTTTTAGAATATACCCCTTACCAGCACCCGGGGCTCCAGCTACAATAAGAGCTTTTGGGGGTTCTGTGCCCCCTTTAAGCAATTCTATTAATTTAATCATTTTTGAGTATTTACCATAAATATTATATTTCTCTTTTAGCTACAGTTTTAAATTCGGTAAATGAAGGTTTATGTTTTGGGTTTTCTAACTTAAATAACTTTTGAACTGTTGAGAAAATATCAAGGTTTTCTTCTTGGGTACGTTTTGATTCTACAACTTCCCATCCCTTACCCTGCATTTTACCTTCTTTGGGTTTCTTTTTACTTGATTTAAGCCATAGTATTCCTTGTTTATCTACTTTTTTTCCAAAACATTCTTCATAACATTTAGTATAAACAGCAGTTTGTAACTCATATGTTGTATGGATTTGGTTTGATGTTTTAAAATCTATAACCCATAATTTATCATCTATTTCACAGACTAAATCACAAGTACCTGCTACTTTTAATTCATCTGAAAATAAATGTACCTCTGCTTCTAATAATGTAGGGGTATAGGTTTCCCACCATTCTACAAATCTTAAAAACATTTGCCAAATATTAGGATCATATAAAGGAACACCTTTAGGGGTTAGAAAATTCATTTCATTCCCATTTAAATATTCTTCTATCATTTCGTGTACTTGAGTACCATCACTGGCTGCCTTTTTGACAATATAATCAGCGGAATAACCTACTTTTTTAAGCCATTCTTCAAAGAATTTCCCTTTTGGGTAGTGACTTAAAACATAAGTTACAGATGGGTAATATTCTCCGTTACGCTTATAATATCTAGCATCTGGTAGAGTAATCTGTTGTGCATCTTCAGATATTTCTAATATTCTATTATATTTTTTTTCAATTTTGGGGGTTTTCATATTAATGATAATTTCTTTTCCATTATATCATATTCAGTTAAAGGAAAAGTGTTTTGAATTAGTTTGGTGAAATGGTAAAATCCGATTTCACTTGGGTCTTTCCCTTCTAATTCAACAAGATATACTTCTTTACCTTGATTTATTAAATATTCACAATGTTTTAATGCCTGGTTTATAGCATCTGTATCTAGTGCTATATAAATTTTATTTACTAATGATGTGGCTATTTTTTTAAGGAGTTTTGATTGGAGGTTTTTTCCAAATAAGGGGATAGCATTTCTTTTTATAGCCATAGCATCAAATGGTCCTTCACATAATACTAATGGGGAATCCCAATTAATAAATAATTCGAATGGAATTATATCTCGGGAACAATCTGGGTTTCTGTATTTTATATAGGCGTTTTTATCAAATGAACGTGATGAAAAATAATTTAATACCCCATCTTTATCATATGATGGTATAATAACCATATCTCTATATTTTCCAAAATCACAATAACCTATACTATATTTTTCAATATCATCCTTAGTTACATTTCTTGATCTTAAATAAGAAAAGGCACGCTTTGCTATTATATCTGTGTTATTTAGTAAAAGTTTATATTCTTTGGGTAGTTCAACTTTAGTGGATACTATAACTTCCTCAACTTCATTCCCTGTTCTTACAAGTTTGGATAGTTCTAGAAACTTTTCATTTGATGATTCTAGTTGTTTAAAAAGAGATCTTATTGTTTTCCCCTTCTTCCCACAAACCCAACAATTCCAAGGGTTATAACCTTTTTTATTTTCAGTAAAATTTACTTCTAGTTTTCTTTTATGGTGTTTACAAAAGGGACAATAATAGGATTGATTACCTCTAGCAGTTCTTTTACCCTCACCTAAAACCGAATTTACTAGATTAACCAGTAGTTCATTTATCATACCGGGAAGATACGAAAAATTTATTGGGGATCAAAGTCTTTCTTGAAAAATTTTCCCAAAATATTATCATTAAAGAATTCATCAGGTTTTTCTAGCACTCTATACATAAACTGGTATTGTGTTTCGTAATAAGTAAGGAGTTTTTTGTTAGGGGCAAGTTTCATTATTTTACGTTCAAAATGATCAGCAGGCCAATTTTCAACTAATTCCTTTAATTGCTGATTAGAACCATAATAAGTCAACCAATCAGATTCTTTACTTACACGTTTATGGGTTGGTTTTCTACCTTTTACTCCTTCATATAATATTAAGTCTTTTTTAGTTACTTTAATTTTTTTATTATGAATAAGTACTTTTTTTCCTATGTAAGCCTTACCCGAAGGAATATGAGTCGTTTTATAAACGAACCCATAGGTGTTTTTGGGGAATTGAGAAACTTTTGATATTTGTTCGTTGTTATAATACCAACTCATTAACTAGAATTTATGGGTAACAAATCCATGTGGGGGTTGTAGTTCCTGCTATTTTTTCTATATTTGTTACTTCGTACTGTTCAATATCAAAATCCGTACTTGCAGCACTCCCAGAGCGATAAAAAGTTACTGAGGAGTGCTCTCTGCCTATTGTAGTAGTTCCAGCACCTATATTCATAACTTTAAATCTGGTTCCTATAGGATAATAGTCAGAAGTCCAGCCTGTTTCTCTTGGAAGGTTGAATGTAAAGGATGCAATAGAATTAAATACAAAGGTTGTATTACCTTGTGTACTATCAGGAGAATATCTCCCCAGTATTGGGGATGAATTTGATATAGGATCAGAAGGTAGATTTGTTAATTGTGAACCATCTCCTTGATGAGAGCCACTAAAAATACTTGCAGTTATACAATGTGATACATTACAACATTTTAAGTTTTGGACTCCTCCCTTTATGGTTAATAAATCCGATGCTATAGTTAAAGGACTATTACCTGTTACATAACTAAAAGAACCCGATACTCCAGATATATTACCACTTGAACTTATGTTTCCAGAGGCTGTTATGTGACTTGTAAATAAAGAAGTTCCATAAACTTTAAGATCATTTGTACCTGGTCCGTTCGTGGCACCAACTCCTAAAGCAACTCCACCTCCACCCCCAGTTTTATATCCAAAATGACCTACCTCAACCTGCCCTGATCCACTCATAATCATAAGTGGTTGGGGATTATTAGCATACCCATAATTTAAAATAATTCTATCGGCTAAAATACCAGTTCTACCCCCTCCAGTTACCATTTGGATAAAATTATTATCTCCTATATGAATATCTCCACTTGAACTTATACCTGCAGAGGATAAAACTCCACTTGCACTTATGTTTGCAGAAGATGTTATAGACCCAGAAATATCAACTCCTCCATATCCAGTTTGAAGCCTTTGAGTATTATTATAATATAGTTTAACTGATGCTCCATCATCCGCAACAATCATGAAATCTTGGGCATTTGCCGATTTTAAACTAACTTTTGAACCCCGAAGTATAAGTCCTCCAGTACCCCCATCATGAATATAGCTATGATTACCATTATGATATATCATTAAATCATTTGAAGGGTAGCCAAGATTTATATACCCATTATCAGGTAAGTTTATACTACCAAAGGAACCTGTTCCACTTGCACTTATATGACTTCCTGTAATATTTTGGGTTACTACTAAAGAACCTGTTATTTGAGCATCCCCATTATGGGTACCATCCCATTCTGCAGTTATACCAGTTAATCCTGAACCATCCCCTGTAAAACTACCAGTAGTAACACTACCGGTTAAATTTAAGGAACCAGATATTGTTATATCATAAGCATCTGTGCCCTTTAAAGCATCTATTGATTGGGTTACGTGCCACGCTTCAATAGTAGAACTGTCTGTTATTCCTGATTTATCTAATGTTTTTGCCATTGTATAAAAATTATTCTGTTATAAATATTATCTATCTAAGTTAACTAATATAGTTGTATCAGTAACATCAGAGCTTTGTAAAGGTTGTGCCATTTTACCTACAGCCAATAATTCATTAGCATTATTATATAAACC